TTTTTTTTTTTTTTTTTTTTTTTCTATTATAATATTATATATAAATGGTAAGATATACAGAAAGTGATATTGTATCTGGTAAAATGATAACAAAATCCGGAATGTTAGCTGGTTATGTAAATATTCCAGGAAAATTGAATCCACAATTTAGATTTATAAAAAAAGTAGGTGGTGATAGCAAATTACAACAGGGTGGAGGTAATAATTTAGATAAACCAATAAGTTTAAAATCAGCAGTTAATTTATTAAGACGATATTATAAAGAAAAATATAATTGAATTAATAATTTTTAGATAATAGAGATATTATAAAATATTTTTTTTATATTTAATATATATAAATTGATTATTTAAAGTGTTTTTAATTAAATCAATACCAGATAATTTAATTTTATTTAATTGATAAATAATTTTTTGATCATTAATTATAGGTAATATAGGATTACATTCATGTAACCATAATTTGTTAGAAATATCCAATGATACATTATCAGGATAATATAGAATAATATCAAGACATTTTGAATGAATTAATTCAGAATAGGATTTGGGTAATAGATGAGAACTTTGTTTAGGTAATATAATAAATAATTGTTGAATAGGTAAATATGGTTTTGAGATACCGAAATCTTTATAATAAATACGATTATTTAAATATTGACATAATTCTCGAAGGCATGGTGCAGCTGGATATGGAAAATACCATTTCCAAGATGGGCAGTCATTTAAATAATATTTAAGATTCCATTGTAATCCTTCTAAATAAATTTTACATAAATTATCAATATAATCTTTAGATTTATTAACACTTTTAATATAAAAATAGTGTTTATAATAATCATCACGCCAATTTTTAGAACCTAAATCAATATTTTTTTTTTTATATCTAATAGGATAATATTTAATTAGATCAAGATCTTTTTCTAATAATGAATGATAAAATTTATTAGGTATATTGCGTTTATCTATATTTTTTTGAAATATTTGTAATGTAATATCTTCATAATTGTATAATTGACTAAGAATTTGTTGTAAAAATGTATAATCAATATTAGAGTCATTAATAATATATTTTTTTCTAATGGAAATTAATTTTGTATAAATTAATAATAACTGATTAAGAGAACCTTCTGAGATATCTAAAGTGACAAGATGTGGTAAAAAATCATTACCGAGAAGAAAGCATAAAAATACATAATCAATAACAACTCGTTCATCTAATTCAAAGTCAGTAATTTCTCGAATATCAATATTATCAATAATTTCTTTTTTTAATATATTTTTAAATGATTTAATAGATAAATATAATAGTTTATCATTATCTATAATATTAAATTGTATTGATTCTCTTAATAGATAGATATCATTTTCTAAACAAAGTGATAACATAATAAGATCAGCATCAAGTCCATAAATACAAGAAATATCTTGATTATTATTATTTCTGATATATTGAACAATTTTATGTTCTCCTTCTCCACAAACAGATGTATCAGATAAAATAATATTAATGTTATCTTTTATAATTTTATTAATATTATTTTGAAAATAGTAAGATAATTTAAGCATAAAAGTTGTTCCAGGAGTAATAGCATTAGTATCCCAATAATATTGATTATGATATTGATGTTTTATATATATTTGTTCTTTAAATTTTTGTTCAATATTACTTCGATATCGACGTATTCTTTGCTGTTCCATTTTTGCCCTAGGAGCGACACCATCGATAGCAATATATAATAATTCAGTAGGTTTAACAAAATTATATAATTTAACAATATAATTAATACATTCATTGAACATTTTTTGTTCTAAAACGCTAATAATATTAATTTCATTATTAATATTATTTTCATTATTACTATATTGAATATTATGTTTATTAATAAGTTCTGGAAAATTATCAATAATTTTTCTACAACATGGATGTATAAGACAGTTAGTATCTAAATATAAATTTTTAATTGCTCTAATATTTAATAATTCAAAATCTTGGTCTATATCAGAATCAGGATCAATAATAAGTTGCTGATGTTTTTTAGTAATAAATCTAAAAAATTTAGGAATTCCCATAATATTATAAATAAATCTTTTCTTTATATCTTTAAATCAAATTTTAAATAATTAATAATAAAGATAAATAAATTAAATATTTTCTAAATTAAGATCAGAATTAGAATTAGAACTAGAACTAGAACTAGAAGTAGAACTAGAACTAGAATTAGAAAAGCATTCTGAATTGAGATAATTAACTTGATTATCTGAAAATAAAACAGATTGATTTTCAATTTTATTATTTTGTTTTTGACTTGAATCATAATCGTAGATAAAAAATTTATCAGTTTTACCAAAACATTTTGAAATTTCATTATGTTGTATTAAAACGGCTACTTCTTCTGGATTATATTTTTTAATAATATCACATTTATTATCTTGAAAATCTCTTAGACTGATTAATATAATATCACCTACATTACACCAAGATCTTTTTCTTAATTTACCTCGAATATGTGCTAATCTAATTTTATCATCAGTGCATTTAACATTAAATCTACAATTACCAAGAATAGTATCAACATATGCATACATTTGTTCATTTCCTTCCTTAATTAAATTTTTAATATTATATTGCGTTATATCAGAAGATTTTTTTGCGTATTTTTTATGTTTTGATCCACCCGTTATATTTTTAACCATATAAATATATTTTTATATTAAAGAAAAAATTTTTAATATTTTATATATATTTTTTCTTTATACCTTTTTGAAAAAATGTTAACTTTAAATAGTATAATTTAGTTTAAATAAAATAATTATTTTATTTATTATATATTATCAATGAATAAAACTAAATATTCAAAGGAGGATATTTATAAGTTAACATGTTTGCAAAAATTTTTACGTAAACAATTAAATATTAAAAATAAATTACAGGATGAAATAGATTATTTATTTTCATTTTCCAACAAAATAATTATAAGAATAAATAATTCATATTCAGAATTAATAATAAATGAGAATGAGTATAAGATATATATGGATAATTTAACTGATATTTTGAATAAATTAATAATATTTCCTATAAAGTTAAATTTTAGAATAATAAAACAATTAACACGATATAGAATAATGGTGACAATAGCAGAGATAAAATTAAAATTTATAAATTTAGTTCAAAAAACAGGTTCACAAGAGTTAAAAGATATATTGAAATTAATATTAAATTTAGATATATATAAAAATAATTTAGATCAAAAGTATAATAATTTAATAAAATTTTATAATAAAGTATTTAATACAACGGGATGTGATATTTATGAAAGCACTAATAATGAAAATATATCTTTTAAATTATTTAATGATAATAAGAATTTAGTAAATGAAAATAATATAAAATTAACATCATTTCAGACTGATTATCCAAGCTGTAATAAAATAAGTATATTTACAAAATCATTAATACAAAAATTATATGGTGCTAAATTATATATACCTTATAAAGGTAAATTATTAGTTATTTATGGATATTTTATAAAAGATGATTTAAATATACTAAGAAATGAAAAATTTTTAAAAGAAAAGGAAGATGAATTAATAAAATGTTTTATTCAATTAGATGTAGCAGATATATTCAAAGAAAATTATTTAAGACAAATTTCATTGAAGGATTTTATAATATTAAATATAGAAGAAATATGTAATAATTGTATAACTTCATATAATGATTTAAAAAAAATAAAAAAAAAAAATATATCATCATTAATAAAAGAATTTTTATTAAATGATTTAGAGAAACAAAGATACTATATAACATTATTAATATTAGATTCATTAGATGCGGATTCTTACTATCTAGCAAATTTATTATATGATTTAATATCATCAGATTTAACATTAATTAATAATAAATGTTTCAATCATTTAACATTATATAGTTCATTACATTGGTCAGTTCAAAAATTGTTTAAAATATCAAAGAAAGAAGTTGAAAAATTAAATGAAAAATTATATAATTTTTATGAAGATAATATATCATATGAGAAGAGGATTTACTTAATGAAAGCTTCTGATTATATAAAATCAAAAGCTTTAGATAAATTAAAAGAAATTAACAATTCTAAAGGAGGTGAAACAAATGCTAAAGCACAACAATACATAGATGGTTTATTAAAAATACCTTTTGGTATCTACAAACAAGATGAATTAAGTTTATTATTAATAGAAATTAATACTAAAATAAGGAAATATATAATATTAATTAATTCAAATTTAAAATATATAGAAGAAACTTATAAATTATTAGATAATGATCTTGATTTTGTAATAAATTTAAAATTAAATTTAAAAAAAATCGAAAGTAATAAAAATGAAATTAAAAAACCTTTAAATTTAGATATATTTATAAATGAACTGAAATTAAATATGGAAAAATATGAAAAAACAAATATAATATCTATTAATAGTATTAATAATATAAAAACAATTTTAAATAATTATAAAAGTATCACATTAAAAGAAATATGTGATGAATTAAATTTAGATAAAAAAGGAAAAAAAATAGATTTAATAAATAAAATAATAAATTGCAAAATAGACAATGATATATTTGATAAATTATTTCCAAATTTAGATAAATGTAATACTAATAATAAATTAGAATATTTAAAAGAGTTAAAGATAATAAAAAGTAATGTTAATAATATATTAGAAATATGGGAATTTTATAAAAAACAGCAAACACAGTATTTAAAACGTATAGATATGCATTTAGATAATGCTGTATATGGTTTAGATGATGCAAAAAATCAAATAAGAAGAATAATAGGTCAATGGATAAATGGAAATAATTTAGGCTACATTTTTGGATTTGAAGGACCTCCAGGAACAGGTAAAACTACTTTAGCTAAAAAAGGTATATCAATGTGTCTATGTGATGATAATAGTGAAAAAAGACCTTTTATTTTTATAGCATTGGGAGGTTCATCAAATGGTTCAACATTAGAAGGTCATAATTATACTTATGTAGGATCAACTTGGGGAAGAATAGTAGAAGCTTTAATAGAATCAAAATGTATGAATCCTATAATATATATAGATGAATTAGATAAAATAAGTAGAACAGAACAAGGAAAAGAAATTGTAGGAATCCTGACTCACTTAACAGATCCAAGTCAAAATGAAGAATTCACAGATAAATATTTTTCAGGGATTAAATTTGATATTTCTAAATGTTTAATAATTTTTTCTTATAATGACTATTCTTTAATAGATAAAGTTTTAATTGATAGAATTCATAGAATACAAATTACTGCTCTTAATAAATTAGATAAGTTAATAGTTGCAAATAATCATTTATTACCAGAAATATATGAAAATATAGGTATAGATAAAAATTTAATAGAATTCTCTGATGAAAATATAATTTATTTAATAGACATATATACCTATGAAGCAGGTGCGCGTAAATTAAAAGAAAAATTATATGAAATTGTTCGAGAAATTAATTTACAATATTTAAAAAATAATATTACATTTCCATACATTATTACAAAAGAATTTATAGATAAACTATTTATAAATTCTAATAAATT